GACCTATACGCGATGCTGTGCGCGTGGTGGGAATTGATTGATTTGTATAGCCAGGAACGTACAGACGTACGAAGGCAGTCGTAGCAATTCTCATGGTCTTGAGAATCCACTGACTAGGTGGTGGGTGTCGTTTAGCGGTTCTGGGGAGTTAGTCCAGAGGTGACATCAGGCCGTATTACTGAGGGTGTTCCTCAATGCGTACCATCTTGTAGTCACCGCCCCTGTCTTCCTGGTGAGGTTGTTTACTGCTCTTCGCAGTTGGGGCTTCCGTATATCTTATGCCTTTAAGGGTGCGACTGCCACACCCGACATCCCTTTGACTCTTAACGCCAGTCGGTCGAATCCTTGTTCGACTTGCCCATGTTACACGCTTCACATAGCACTTGCAAGTTACTCTTGTCCAGCTCTAGCTCTGGAAACAGTGATCGTGGCTTGATGTGGTCAACGTGAATATAACCACCAACTTCTCCACAGCATTGACATTTCTTGCCCAGCTTTACAAGAACGCTGTACCTGAGTTCGCGCCATTCCCTGGTCTTGTAAAAAAGCGCCCCCATGCCAGTTCTGTAGGCTGGGATTGGCTGAAATACCGGACGAGGCTTAGGTTGGCTTTTCTTGGCTATGGCATATCCAATTTGGGATGCCTTCTTCTGGATAAGATCCTTGATCACTTGGCTGCTTAGTGCCATCTGCTCCAGCTTTTTCTTAGCCTTTTCTGCTCGTTTTTTACGCATGGACTTAACAGCCCTCATGCCTGCTTTGCTGTAAATCGCCATGAAAAAAGCCCTTTAGGGGTGGCATAGTCGCACCCAGCGAGTAGTCTCGCCGGCTATACCACTTCTAAAAGGCTTTACTTGGTGCGAACAAGTAGGGTAATTTTATCAGTATTTGCCATTGACAGCTAGATGTTAGATTACTATACAATGGGCTGCATGGGATATAAAGTACCTGCTGTTTTGCCGAAGACTGAGTTCCAGAGAGTCAAAGAACTCAAGAAGATGCTGGTTGAGAGCAAGGGTGAGGCTGTGGTCAAGAAAGTCATTGACATTGCCCTCAATGATGACCATCCTATGCAGATGGCTGCGCTCAAACTGTGTATGGAACGTGCCTTGCCTGTCAGCCTGTTTGAGAAGACCTCTGCCCAGCGCAATGCTGTCAACATCACCATCTCTGGCATCGGTGTCGAGGTGAAACAAGATCAGATCGTTGATGACCAAGATATTGAGGACGTTGAACCCAAATGAACTGGCTGATCACACTGCATAAGCAAAGCCACCTGGAAACTAAGCAGGTCTTAGTCAGCGCTAAGAATGTTCACTACGCTGTGAAGGCGCTAATGGCAGAGTACCCCGAATACTCTAGTGCCGACAAGATTACGATCTGTCCGTCTGAGATCATCAATTTCAAGCCAGACGATGAGTGATCTGAACTTCTCTCTCCTGCCCTGGCAGCAAGATGTCTATACAGACCCAACCAGGTTTAAGGTAATCGCTGCTGGCCGTAGGTGTGGGAAGTCTCGACTCGCAGCAACCATGCTGATCATCGAGGGGCTTAGATGTCCACAGGGTTCTGCCGTGCTGTACGTCAGCCCCACTATGGGTCAGTCCCGTCAGATTGTCTGGGATCTCTTGCTGGAACTGGGGCGGGAGGTCATCCAGACCAGCAACGTCAACAACCTAGACATCACCCTGATCAACGGCGCCAGGATCTACGTCCGAGGTGCTGATCGGCCAGATACCCTGCGCGGTGTGTCGCTCACCTTTGCCGTGCTGGACGAGGTTGCCGACATCAAGCCTCAAGCCTGGGAACAGGTTATCCGAGCCTCCCTGTCGGACAAGAAGGGCAAGGCTATCTTCATCGGTACGCCCAAAGGCAGAAACTGGTTCTACGATCTGTACAAACTGGGCACCGAGGGAGATGATAAAGACTGGAAAGCGTGGCACTTCACCACCAAAGACAACCCTCTGATCGACCCTGATGAGATCGAGTCAGCCAAGAAAACCCTGTCTAGCTTTGCCTTCAAACAGGAATACATGGCCAGCTTCTCCAATGCTGGCTCCGATGTCTTCAAAGAGGAATGGATCAAGTACGGGGAAGAACCGCAGTATGGCTCGTACTTCGTGGCCGTTGATCTGGCGGGGTTTGAAGAAGTTGCCAAGCAAGCGGCCAACGCCAAGAAACGGCTCGATGAGTCGGCCATTGCGGTTGTGAAGGTGACGGACGATGGTAAGTGGTTCGTCAAAGAGATCGAGCACGGGCGCTGGGACATCCGCGAAACAGCGGCTAAGATTTTGATGAAGATGCGCGACTACAGACCGTTGAGCGTCGGAATCGAGAGGGGGTCGTTGAAAAACGCTGTTTTGCCGTATTTGAGCGATTTGATGAGAAAAAACAATGTCTTTTCGCACATTGTTGATCTAACGCATGGCAACCGCAAAAAAACAGATAGAATCGTGTGGTCCTTGCAGGGCCGGTTTGAACACGGCAGAATTGTGCTCAATAGCGAGGAAGACTGGGACGTGTTTGTAGACCAGCTACTGATGTTCCCGTCGCAAGGTGTGCATGACGATCTGCCCGACGCCTTAAGCTACATCGACCAACTGGCGGTGACTAGCTACTTCGAGCAAGAAGACAGTGACGAGTGGGAGCCCCTCGACATCGTAAGTGGTGTGTAACATTTTAGGAGTTAATTATGGATAAGTATGATCCTGCTGAAATTGATCGCGCTGTTCGTAGATCTGTAATGAAAAAAGATCCTTTCTATGCAAGATCATTGCAATCCAATGATCTTGGAAAAGGTAAGTCGATGGATGCCAGATCTATGCAGTCAGATGTAGGCCAAGCTGTTCCAATGCCTGAAGTTAACACATACCGGCAATATTTGATGGAAAAGGAAGCCGGTGATCCTAACGCCCTAAATCTTTCTTTCCAAGAATGGAAAAAACTTTGACTGATTGAGGTGTGCTATGGATCAAAACGAGTTCGATGAACCATCAGAGAACGACAAAGAGCTAACCGCTTTCGTTGTCGATCACTGCGACCGCTGGCGCACATACAGGGACACGAACTTTCTTGATTCTTGGCTAGAATATGAGCGTATTTTCCGTGGCGAGTGGGCTTCGGAAGACAAAACCCGCGAAAGCGAACGCAGCCGCATTGTGACGCCCGCCACGCAGCAGGCAGTCGAGACGCGGCACGCTGAGATCATGGAGGCCATCTTCGGCCAGGGCGAGTTTTTCGACATCCAAGACGATTTGAGGGATGTTGATGGCAATCCGCTCGACGTTCAGATGCTCAAAGCGCAACTGATGGAGGACTTCAAGCAGGACAAAATCCGCAAGTCTATCGATCAGATCGAATTGATGGCTGAAATCTATGGGACGGGCATCGGAGAGATTTTTGTCAAGACCGAAAAGGTCTTTGAGCCAGCCACCCAGCGCATTCCAGGTCAGCCGCAGCAAGCGGCCATCGGCGTTGTCGAGAAAAACCGCGTCGCCGTCAAGATAAACCCAGTCAATCCTAAGAACTTTTTGTTTGACCCCAATGGCACCAGCATTGACGACTGCATGGGCGTGGCGGTTGAGAAGTATGTCTCCATCCACAAGGTGGTAGAGGGCATTGAAAAGGGTATTTATCGCAAGGTCAACATTACTCCGACGTATGAAGACACAGACCTTGAGCCTACGCAGGAAGTAAGCCAGTACCAAGACGAGAAGGTGCGTCTACTGAACTACTACGGTCTGGTGCCCAAGGAGTATTTGACCGAAGAAGACAGCGAAGTGGTTGAGTTGTTCCCTGACGACTCAGCGGCTGAAGACTACACCAACATGGTTGAGGCCATTGTGGTGATCGCCAACGGCTCAATGCTGCTCAAGGCTGAAGAAAATCCGTACATGATGAAGGACAGGCCCATCCTGTCTTATCAGGACGACACGGTGCCCAACCGACTGCTAGGACGGGGTACGGTGGAGAAGTCCTACAACATGCAAAAAGCGATTGACGCTCAGGTCAGAAGCCATTTGGACTCTCTGGCGCTGACGACATCCCCCATGATGGGCATGGACGCCACGCGACTGCCCAGAGGCGCTCGCTTTGAGGTCAAGCCGGGCAAGGCGTTCATGGTTAACGGCAACCCAGCCGAGATTTTGTTCCCGTTCAAGTTTGGTGAGACAAGCCCGAACAACCTCAATACGGCCAAAGAGTTCGAGCGGATGCTGCTGCAATCGACCGGCACGCTCGACAGCCAAGGCATGGTCAGCCAAGCGGCCAGAGACGGGGCGGGGATGTCGATGGCGGTGGCCACGATCATTAAGAAGTACAAGCGTACGCTGGTCAACTTCCAAGAGGACTTCCTGATCCCATTCATCCAGAAGGCGGCGTTCAGGTATATGCAGTTCGACCCCGAGCGCTATCCGTCGGTGGACATGAAGTTCATTCCGACGGCCACGCTGGGCATCATCGCCCGTGAGTACGAGCAGCAGCAGTTCATTGGTCTCTTGCAGACACTCGGGCCAAACACACCAGTGCTGCCGTTGATCCTCAAAGGCATCTTGAATAACTCCAGCTTGAGTAACAGGTACGAGTTGATCTCGGCGCTCGATCAGATGAGTCAGCCAGACCCGCAAGCCCAACAGATCGCGCAGGCGCAGCAGCAACTGGCGCTGCAAGCGGCTCAGGCTCAGATTGCTGTGCAGACCACGCAGGCCGAGCAGAACAGAGCAGAGGCTCAGAAGCTGCTGACCGAGGCTCAGTTGATGCCACAAGAAGTTCAGGCTAAGGTCATTGCTTCGACGACTAAAAACTTGCCGCAGGGCCAGGAGGCTAGCGAGTTTGACAAGCGGGTCAAGATCGCTGAGTTGATGCTCAAAGAGGCTGACATCAAGAACAAAACTAAGATCGTAGAGCTTCAGATGACCGACAAATTATCGGCAGCAGCTAAGACAGAAGAAGACTTCTTAACCGAGTTGACTGAAGGTCTAAAGCAAAATGCCTAATGTTAAAGACCTGTTGAAAAAGATAGAGTCTGGCGACCTCTCCTATGAGGAGAAGTTGCTTGCTCTATCGCAAGTTGAGGCCACTCTAAAAGAACTAAAAGAAAAGAAAGAGCAGCGCGTCAAGTTTAATGTTCAACTCATCATTGATGAGATTAAGAAGATTAAATATGAAGTTCAAGCCCAACTTGATTATGCTAAGTCGATAGTCCCAGAACGTGGGCCAAAGGGCGATCCCGGTGAGCGCGGGAAAGATGGCGTTTCGGGGCGTGACGGCCTTCCTGGCAAAGACGGGAAAGACGGCAAAGATGGCAAAGACGGTAAGGATGGCGTATCCGTTACCGATGCCAAAATTGACTTTGATGGCAGTCTTGTTATCACTCTATCGACTGGTAGAGAAATCAATGTTGGTGAAGTTGTGCCTCCTGATCTTGCAGAGAAGATCAAGGTTACGATGTCAACAAACTCATCTTTAACAATTGAAGATGAGGGGTCTGTACTTTCAACTGCTGTACGCAACATCAATTTTGTTGGAGCAACAGTAACAGCATCAAATTCTGGAGATGAAGTTACAGTCAATGTATCTGCTGGCACTGGATCTGTTACATCCGTAGCTATGACAACCCCAACGGGGCTGTCAGTTAGTGGATCTCCGATCACTACAACGGGAACGCTGGCTCTGTCAATGACGGCAGGCTATTCGATTCCAACTACCGCATCTCAGACAAATTGGGACTCTGCTTACTCTGAGCGTCGTCAATGGGATGGTGGATCAACCAATTTAGTTGCTCCTACTGGCCGCACATCTCTTGGCGCTACCACTCTTGGATCTAATCTTTTTACGATCACAGATCCAGGGGCAATCACATTTCCACGCTTTAACGCTGACAACACTGTTAGCGCATTAAGCGCACCTTCGTTCAGAACGGCCATTGGTGCTGGTACTGGCGATGGCACTGTTACCTCTGTTGGCGCCACATCTCCAGTTGCATCCTCTGGCGGCGCAACACCAACAATTAGTCTTTCTTCTGGCTACGGAGACACGCAAAACCCGTACGCCAGTAAGACAGCCAATTTTGTCCTGGCGGCGCCTAACGGCACGGCTGGAGTGCCTACGTTCCGCGCTATTGTGGCGGCCGACATCCCTACGCTCAACCAAAATACGACCGGCACTGCCTCCAATGTGACCGGAACCGTAGCAATTGCTAATGGTGGCACTGGACAGACCACTGCTAGTGCCGCTTTTAATGCCCTGTCTCCTGTAACAACAACTGGAGATCTAATAATTGGCAATGGCACGAACAGTGCAACTCGTCTTCCTATTGGCGCAAACACCTATGTGTTGACATCTAATGGGACAACTGCTTCATGGGCTGCGCCAAGTGGTGGAACTGTAACAAGTGTTGGTGCAACAGTTCCATCGTTCCTATCAGTATCTGGTTCGCCAATCACCACAAGTGGAACACTGGCAATCTCTCTTGCGTCAACACCGTCAAACGGGCAGTTGTTGATTGGTAATGGAACTGGTTTTTCCTATGCAACCCTCACTGCTGGAAGTAACATCACGATTACAAATTCAGCAGGCGGCATCACTATCGCATCAACTGGCGGCGGCGGTGGTGGAAGCACTGGCCCTAAAGCTAAACTAGACACTTGGATGATTGGAGCAATGTAAATGGCACAGAATACAAACCCTATTTTTCCGCTAACACCTGTTAATACATGGGTCAGTGGCACTGGAGCAACGGCTGGAACTCCTGGTTTAACGGCAAACACAACCACTGACCTTACCGCAGGCACGATTTACGGCCCGATATTTACTGGCAAAGCGGTCGATGGATCACGGCTTGATTTTATTAAAGTTCGTGCGCTTGGCACTAATACGGGAACTGTGATTCGTATCTGGATCAATAATGGATCAGCAACAACCACGGCAGCAAATAATGCGTTGTATTTAGAAAGAACATTGTCTTCAACCACTGTCTCTCAAACAACAGAACAGCCCGACATCATCTTGCCGTTGAACATTAGTATACCTGCTGGATATCGCATCTATGCAACATTTGGTACTGCTGTGGCGGCTGGCTTTCACTTGACTGCTGTTGGCGGGGACTACTGATGTTTACGGGTTTTGCATCCGAAAACACACCTGCAATTCAGGTGTGGGATTTTTCAAGATCATTTGTCAATACCCCTAGAATTGGATTAACCGATGACTGTGCTCCGATTCAGTTTTTTAAAACAGGAGGCAATAGTCAAATTTATTTGTATCTACCTTCTTGTCCAATAGAGGGCAAAATAATTACTATTTATAACGCCTCTTTTAATAGCACTTCAGCAACTACAGTATATATTTTTTGTTCAGATGTTTCTGGGGCGGGAACCACAAGCCAGATTGATGCGATAGGTGTTGGTGGTGTTCTTCAACTGTGCTATTCAAAAAACATTATTAGTTACGGCCCAAGTCAAGGAGCATTGGCGACTGGATGGTTTCCATTAAATAGAGCGCCATATAGCGCCATTAACGCTTATTCAGTCAACAATTCTTATCTTGGCGCTGCCTCTGGTCAAAGCTCTGTTGTTATTGGTGGATTTGGTATTACAGCTTCAGGTTTATGGTCAGCCTGTGTCAGTGGCAGTAGCAATACTGCAAGTGCAACACGGTCTGCTGTAATTGGTGGCTCAAATAACACAGCAAGCGGCTCAGAATCAGGTGTTTTTGGTGGCTCAAATAATACCGCAAATGGCAATAGTTCATTTGTCGCATCTGGGTCATTTGGAACAGCGCGATCAATTACTGGAAGTGTAACTTTTGCTGCAAGTTTAAATCCAATAACAAGTGCATTAGGAGTTTCACAGACCGAAACTTTAATTTTAGCTAGACAAACAACAGATGCAACTGTAACTACGTTGTGTTCTAATAATTCAGCAGCAGGCACCACAAACCAAGTTATCCTGCCAAACAACAGCGCGTACTACGTCAGAGGAAGCATCATTGCTACCGTAACTGGCGGCGGCAACACAAAGTCTTGGGATTTCATTGCTACCATCAAACGAGGCGCTACAGCAGCTTCAACAGCGATTGTTGGCGCGGTGACTCTGAACGTGCAAGCGGCTGACGCAGGGGCGGCTACATGGGTTGTAGCAATCACAGCAGACACAACAAACGGCGGCCTTGCTGTTACAGTAACTGGACAGGCAGCTACAACAATCCGATGGGTGGTAAAAATTGAAACAACTGAGGTAACTTTCTGATGGCTCTAAAAATCTCTATCCCCACCAGCAGCGTTGGTGTTCCCTTCACGGAAGCCTACGCCCGTATTACCAACATCTTTGGTAACAAAGACCAAGTGCAATACCAAGTGTCCGTGTCTGCCAATGCTGATGCTCGTCATGCCAATGCACAAGAGGTTGCAAGCCATGCGTTTTATTGTGCTTTGCCACAGGGCAATTTAATAGATGGCCTGTATGCCGACCTCAAGCAACAGGTTGGTTTTGAAAACGCAGAGGATTGTTGACATGGAACCCGGTGAAATTGATCCAGTTAGATATGGCGTTCTATGGGAGCGCGTACAAGCTATGGATAAAAAAGTAGATAAGATGGAGCGCCAGATTGAGGAGCTTTTAGCTTTGGCTAATAAAGGCAAAGGTGGCTTCTGGATGGGGATGACTATTGCTTCCTCTGTTGGCGCTGCTGTAGCATGGATTGGAAATCATTTCAGGGGAGGCTGACGTGATAGATCCCATCACCGCCCTATCTGCCATATCGTCTGCTGTTGCCCTTGTAAAAAAGGTGTCGAAGACAGTGGACGATGTTGCGTCCCTTGGGCCGGTGCTGGGCAAGTACTTTGACGCTAAGGAGCAGGCCATTGAGGTGGTCAAGCAGGCCAAGGCTGGCGGCTTCAAGGGATCATCACTGGGCAAAGCGCTTGAGCTAGAGATGGCGCTGGATTCGGCAAGGGAGTTTGAAGAGCAGATCAAGATGCTTTTCTTCCAGAGCAACAAGATGGACGTCTGGGCGCGGATTACAGCCCGTGCCAAACAAATGGAAATTGACGCCGCGCATGACGCAAGGCGCAAAAAGGAAGCGGCCAAGAGGCGGCAAGCCGAAATTGAAGAGTTGATGATACTGGTTGGCGGCGGCGCTGTTGCGCTTGTCTCAATTGGCGTGATTGTGTGGGTGGTCATGCAATTGATCTCGGGGCAGATGAAATGAGTGAAAAGCCCGAGACAATCGTTGACAAAGTTCTCGGGTACGTTGACTCGCCGTTCAAGCTGTTTGCTGTGATCCTGATGGCAGTCTTTGCTTTTGCTGGTTTTGCTCTGTATGAAAGCCAGGACTTCATTCGTGACGCCTACAAAGAATCACAAAAGCTGCCAGAGATACGAACAGACAGAGCCGACGATGCTGCGACGATGCTTTTTAAACAGACCGGCGCCACGGTGGTGGCGATCTTTAAGGTCAACCCGCTGTTTAACTCTCGCACGCTGTACAAAGCCTATACCAAAGACGGGCGTGACAAGACCATTGAGAACATAGACGTCGGTCTATTTACCCACAACGCTTCGAACAATGCCGATGTGGTCAAGCTGATGACCAACGAAATCCCGTGCGGTGAATACCGTTACGCGCAGTCTGAAGTTGGGCTTTGGTATCTGGAAAAAGGCGTGACTTACACTTGCCGCGTCAGTGTGCCGCCCGATTCGCATCGATTTGTTGGGCAAGTTACGGCGGGTTGGATGGAACAGCCCAAAAACCTTGAGCAGACCAAGTTCATGCTGGAGATCGCCAGCGCCATGCTGACAAAAAGAGGGAACTGATGACCCCAGAACTGCAAAAATACTACGAAGACCGTTTTGATCTCTTCATTCATCCTGGCTGGATTGCCATGATGGAGGATGTTGACAACATGCTCGCCGCAATGAACAATGTCTCTACCATTGCGGACGAAAAAAGTCTACAATTTCGTAAAGGCGAGATTTCCATCCTGATCTGGCTAAAAACCTTGAAAAAGGTCAGCGAAGATGCGTATGAGGATCTAACAAGTGAAAAGAATTTATGAATTTGCCTGCGTATGCGGGCATCGCACTGAGGCTTTAGTCGGTTATGAGACGACTGAGGTGCAGTGTGGATGCGGCGGTACAGCCAGCCGCGTCATAAGCGCACCCAATTTTAACTTGGAAGGCTGGTCTGGCTCTTTTCCATCTGCCCACGGGCGGTTTGAGCACAGACACGTTGAGAAGTTGAATGCGGAACGCAAAGCCAACTCATAAGCCACAGGGCCGAGTTGAATCTCCTACAACCGTTTTGGCAGGAAACCAATTATGCTGATTGACCAAGAACCCGAGCCGCTAGGCGAACTCGAAACAGAAGAGGCGAAATCTGAACTCCCTGAAAAATACAGGGGCAAAAGTTTGGAAGAAGTCGTGCGGATGCACCAAGAAGCTGAAAAGTTGATTGGCAAGCAAGCTCAAGAAGTGGGCGAAATCCGCAAGCTAAGTGACGAGTTAATCAAGCAAAACCTCGGCTCTAAGCAACAGCGTGTTCACGAGGATGAACCGGAGGTTGACTTTTTCCAAGACCCTCAAAAAGCAGTTCAGGCGACCATTGAAAAGCATCCAGACGTTCTTGCGGCCCGACAGGCCAGCATGGACTTCAAGCGGATGCAGGTTCAGCAAAAGCTGTCGCAGGAGCACCCCGACTTCACACAAGTCGTGGGCGATTCAGAGTTCCAGAACTGGGTGAAATCTTCATCCGTGCGTCTGGCGCTTTACGCGAAAGCAGATGCTGAATTTGACTATGACTCGGCCAATGAACTGTTGTCCACTTTTAAGCAATTGCGCGGTGTTAAAGCCCAGCAGGCAGAGCGAACAAGCGACGCCACACGGGTCAAGAACATGAAAGCGGCGCAAGTTGATGTAGGTGGCTCTGGCGAGAGTTCCAAAAGAGTCTACCGGCGGGCAGACCTCATTCGGCTGAAAATGACAGATCCCGCAAGGTACGAGAGTCTCAGTGATGAGATTATGCAAGCGTACTCTGAAGGACGAGTCCGGTAATAACTTTTTTCTGGAGATTTAACATGGCAAACACCGCCTTTTCCCCTACCAATTCGGTAACCACCACCTCTGCGGCCAATTTCATTCCAGAAATCTGGAGTGATGAGATTGTCGCTGCCTACAAAAAGAACCTCGTCTTGGCCAATGTGGTTAAGAAGATGTCCTTCCGTGGCAAAAAGGGTGATACCGTTAACATCCCGTCGCCTGCCCGTGGCAATGCTTCGGCTAAAGCTGCTACTGATGCCGTTACTCTGATTGCAGAAAGCGACACCAATATTCAGGTGCTGATCAACAAGCACTATGAGTACAGCCGTTTGATCGAGGACATTGTTGAGGTGCAAGCCCTGACGAGCCTGCGTTCTTTCTACACGGAAGATGCTGGCTACGCTTTGGCAAAGCGCATCGATACTGACCTGGTTCAGCTTGGACGCGCTTTCAACGGCGCCACCATTGGTACCAACGACTATGCCACCAGTGCTGCAAGCACTAAGGCATATATTGGCTCTGATGGCACCACCGCCTACAACAGCAGCACCTCGAACGCTGCGGCACTGACTGATGCGGCTATCCGTCGCACCATCCAGCGTCTGGATGACAACGACATCCCTATGGATGGCCGTTTCTTCCTGATCCCGCCTTCGAGCCGCAACACCCTGATGGGTCTGGCCCGCTATACCGAGCAAGCATTCGTTGGCAACGGCGATGCTATCCGCAACGGTGAAATCGGTCAGTTGTACGGTATCGCTGTGTTCGCTTCGTCCAATGCCGACACCGGCGCTGGTAACAGCGGCGCAGACCGTATCTGCCTGATGGGTCATCGTGACTCGATGGTCCTGGTTGAGCAGCTTGGCATTCGCTCGCAGACTCAGTACAAGCAAGAGTACCTGGGCACCTTGTTCACCGCAGACACGATCTACGGTGTGAAGGCTCTGCGTACCAATGCTACTGGTACTGCTGCTGACGCCTCCGCTGCTTTCGCCCTGGCTGTTCCGGCCTAATTGCAGTTGCCCCTCCCCCTCCGGGGGGAGGGTCTTTTTTATAGGAGATCAAAATGGCTGCTGCATCCGCTGTCGTTTCCCGTCGGGGTAACGATCAATTTCGGGGTATTTACTCTGACACTTGGGCTGTCACTTGTACGCTGGACTCAGCGTCGGTGGCTGACCAGGCCGCTGCTACTGATACTGTGACTGTCCCTGGCGTTGCCTTGGGTGACATGGTAATCGGCATGTCTGCTGGCGTCGATGAGGCTGGTTTGGTTCGTCGGGCCTATGTCTCGGCGGCCAACACGGTGACCATTGCTACGACCAACACTACTGGGGGCGCGGTCAACTTGGCGTCTACCACGGTTAAATTGGTTGTCGCTCGCATGGTGTAAAAACGGGGGGCCACAAGCCCCCCTGTTTTCTTTGGAGATTTCAAATGGCTACCTATCGTTGTTTGGCAAGTGGTAATACGGTGACGTTCACTCAGCCTCATGACATTGAGTCCATGAAGGGCCACACTGGCTACGTTCTGGTCGATGAATCAGGCGAGAAGGTGCCGACTGAAGAAGAACAACGCGCTTTGCCCATGACCGCGCCAGTCAAGCGCGTTGGGCGCCCGCGTAGAACGGCTTTGGCATGAAACTGTTCAACGTCTGCCCGATTGCCACGCAGGATGTGCGTATCAACTTGAAGAACCGTAACCACGCCTTCAAGGAGTACGGTTACGGCCCTCCAAATCCTGACGAGCCAAACGACGTCTTTTGGCTCAAGAAGGCCAAGATGTACAACGCCCCCACTGAGGCGATCAAGGGGATGCGATGTGGCAACTGCGCCGCGTTCATTCAAACACCGAAAATGATGCAGTGCATCATAGGCGGCCTTGAGAAAGATGAGAATAAAGGTGAACTGTCATACGACGAGGAATTCGTAGCGGCAGCAAACCTTGGATACTGTGACTTGTTCCAATTCACTTGTGCAGCGGCCCGTACTTGTGATGCTTGGAAATCTGGTGGGCCCATCACTAAGGATTGATCATGTACGGAAAAGCGCCAAAGATGGCTAGTGCTAAAAAGCCTTCCAAGAAGATGGGTGTGCCTGTGGCAATCATGGTTGCCGTTGGTAAGCCTAAGCCTATGCCCAAAGCTCCTAAGATGATGAAGAAGATGGGGAGAGGCAAATGAAAAAGACTAAAGCCGAAAAGAAGATCAGCAAGGTCATGCGTGAATACAAGTCTGGTACTTTGCACTCCGGTAAAGGTGGCCCTGTCGTAAAGAGTCCTAAACAGGCAGTTGCGATTGCACTATCTGAGGCCGGCAAAGCCCGGAAAAAGAAGTGAAAGAGGTTTGGGAAAAGAAGCGTCCTAAGTCGCTGGGAGCTTCTAAGCCTTTGACGCCAGCTAAGAAGGCTGCTGCCAAGAAGATGGCTAAGGCTGCTGGTCGGCCTTATCCAAATCTCATAGACAACATGAGAGCAGCGAGGAAGAAATGAAAAGCCCCGCTTGGACTCGTAAAGAGGGCAAAAATCCTGCTGGTGGGCTTAACGCAAAGGGGCGAAAGTCCTATAATGAGTCAACTGGCGGGAACCTAAAACCTCCCGTCAAATCAGGCGACAACCCTCGAAGGGCCTCCTTCCTAGCGCGTATGGGCAATATGCCTGGGCCTGAGTACAAGAATGGCGAACCGACTCGCCTTCTGTTATCCCTCCGAGCCTGGGGCGCATCGTCCAAATCGGATGCAAAAGCGAAAGCCAAAGCGATCTCGGCAAGGAACAAGAAATGAGACCTCTTTCGGTCGGCGTAAATCCAACGGCTGCGGTGCTTACCACGGTCTATACGGTGCCGACCGGGTACTACGCGAAGTTCACCGTGATGTACATCCATAACACGGGCGGCTCAACCAAACACATCACAGTGCAGTGGACAGACGCTAGCGCGAGCGCTACCTACGACATTCTGACGCAGTACAACTTGACTGCTAAAACGTATTTGCAGTTCGATGGTAATGCGTACATTGTGCTGGAAGAAGGCGACGCGATCAAGATAACCACCGAGTCTGGCAGTACGTTTAGTTTCATTGCAACCTTTGAAGAGATAGGATTGACACGGCAATGACCTACCTAGAACTCATCAATGACGTGCTGATCCGACTGCGAGAAACGACCGTAGCGACCAGCAACCAGACAACCTACTCGACGCTAATCGGCAAGTTCGTTAACGACGCCAAACGGCAGGTTGAGGACGCCTATGGCTGGAACGTGCTGGGCCAGACTGTGACAATCCCTACGGTGGCAGGCACCTACGTCTACTCTATGACGGGCGCCGGACAAAAGTTCCAGGTCATGGACGCGATCAACATCACCTCTAATGTCGGTCTGCGGAACATCAGTTTTGTGGAGATGAACCGCTTTCAGAATTTTGTACCCGCCATTAGCGGTATCCCCGAGTATTACAGCTTTGATGGTGTGGACGGCAACGGCGATACCAAAGTCGTGCTCTACGCACGGCCCGATAACGTGTACTCGCTCGCTTTTTCTCTGACCGTGCCCCAAGCCACGCTAACTTCTGATAGCACGTCGGTGCTTGTGCCTGATGTGTTGGTGGCGCAAAATGCCTATGCGCGGGCGTTGGTTGAGCGCGGCGAGGACGGCGGGTTGGCCTCATCTGAGGCATATCAGTTGTATCGGTCGATGCTGTCCGACTATATTGCGCTTGAAGGCACTCGGTATCCAGAGAACCAGGAATTCGTTGCGATATGAGCCAAGTTCTTCAGACTGCCAGCATTTCAGCGCCAGATGAAGGAGCGGTCAAGCTATTGCATACGGCTTTGCTGTCTTGTTCGCAATGCAAGTTGTCTAAGCCATGCACAGATTTTCCAAAGGCAACTGGCAAATTTCGCGGATATGCATGGATCTGCAAGAAGTGCAAAAAACAAAAACTTTTGGCAAAAAAAACCAGTATGTCCAATGCTGACTGGCTGCTTCAAAACAGGAAATACTGGCTTAAATCACAATATAATTTATCATTAGATGCATACAACGCCCTACTGATAAATCAAAATCATAAGTGCGCCATTTGCTCCTGTGACGAGGCGGCTGCATTTAAGGGATTACTTTTTGTAGATCATTGTCATTCAACAAAAAAAGTTCGCGGTTTACTGTGTCATCATTGCAATACAGCTTTAGGGAAATTCAAAGATTCTTCTGAAATTTTATCTAAGGCTATAAAGTACTTGGAATCGCAATGAGCCAAATACTACAAACTTACGCAATATCAGCTCCTGGCTTTACTGGGTTGAATACGCAAGACTCGCCGCTTGATCTAGCGGCTGGCTTTGCTCTGGTGGCGACGAACAGCGTAATTGATCAATATGGCCGCATCGGGGCGCGTAAGGGCTGGTCGCGTGTCAACACCTCATCTGGCAACCTCGGCAGCAACGATGTCGGCGTCATCCATGAGTTGGTGCAGTCTGACGGCACGCTGACAATTCTGTTTGCAGGCAACAACAAGCTGTTCAAGCTGGACGGCTCGAATGCCGTAGTGGAGTTGACCTACGGGGGAGGGGGTAGCGCCCCGACAATCTCGGCCAACAACTGGTCGTGCGCCTCGCTCAACGGCATTACCTACTTTTTTCAAACCAGTCATGACCCACTGATTTATGACCCGGCTGTCAGCACCACGACCTACCGCCGCGTCAGTGAGAAGACCGGCTATGTAGCTACGGTGCCAAGCGCCAACATTGCGCTGTCGGCCTTTGGTCGGCTATGGACGGCCAGCACTTCAACAGTCAAGAATACGGTTTACTTCTCTGATCTACTGGCCGGTCATGTCTGGTCTACAGGCACTGCCGGATCGCTCAATGTAGACCGCGTTTGGCCCAACGGCCCAGACGAAATTCAAGGTCTGGCAGCTCACAATGGTTTCTTGATCATCTTTGGCAAACGCCAGATTCTTGTTTATCAGGACGCCACTACGCCATCGACAATGCAGTTGAGTGACACGGTGGGTGGCATTGGCTGTCTGGCGCGTGATTCAATTCAGACCACGGGCAAGGATGTGCTGTTCCTGTCGAACTCTGGCGTCAGGTCGTTTGCTCGGACGATTGTTGAAAAGTCAGCACCGCTTGGTGACTTGTCTAAAAACGTGCGGAACGATCTGATGGACATCGTGGGCAGCGAAACGCTGGCCAACATTAAGTCGGTCTATTCCGAGAAGGAAGCCTTTTACCTTCTGACGCTTCCAACCACCAAAGAAGTCTACTGTTTTGACACACGCGGCCAGTTGCAAGACGGCGCGTTTCGCGTCACCAAGTGGGACTCCATCGAACCGACAGCGTTGTTGTCCCGGCGTAACGGCGACGTACTCATTGGCAAGAATGGCTACATCGGCAAGTACGGCACCTATCAAGACCACACGACGGCGTATCGGTTCATGTACTACACGAACCATGCCGATCTGGGCAACGCCAACGTCACGTCCATCCTCAAGCGCTTGAAGGTGGTCGTCATTGGCGGCACGAACCAGTACGTCACGATGAAGTGGGGCTTTGACTTCAGTACCAACTATCAGTCGGACAATGCGCTGATACCTTCTCAGGGCGTATATGAGTATGGCATAGCTGAGTACAACATTGCCGAATATTCTGACGGCGTTGCATTGCAAACGCTTTCTGTTTCGGCCAGCGGCAGCGGTAAAATCGTCCAGACTGGCTATGAGTCCAACATCAACGGCGCGGCGCTGTCGATCCAGCGTATTGAAATCCAATCGAAAGATGGGAAGATGACATGAGCAACTACGTTCAGAGCACTAATTTCGCCACCAAAGACGCGCTGCCATCTGGCGATCCGCTTAAGATCGTCAAGGGCACGGAGATCAACACCGAGTTCGCCAACATCGCAATTGCGGTGGCAACCAAGGCCGACACCACGTCTCCCACGATCACTTCGCCCACATTGGTCACACCAGCGCTTGGGACACCTACATCTGGTGTGCTGACCAATTGCACTGGTCTGCCGATGACGACTGGCGTTACTGGGGTTTTGCCGATTGCAAACGGCGGCACGAACGCTTCTTCGGCGGCCAATGCGCGTACCAGTCTGGGGTTGGCTATCGGCACGGATGTGCAGGCTTATAGTTCCAATTTAACCGGATTTGCTGCCAAGACCGCGCCCACTGGCGACGTTGTAGGAACAACGGACACTCAGTCCTTGACCAACAAGACGCTGGGGTCTGGTTTGGTGATGGGCGTCAGCGTCATTACGTCTGGCACCGCACAAGCGACAACTTCAGGCACTAGCGTAGATTTCACCGGCGTCCCATCTTGGGTTAAACGAATTACAGTAATGTTCAACGGCGTAAGCACAAATGGCTCTTCCAATCTATTGATTCAGATGGGGTCTGGTTCTGTAACAACTACAGGGTACTCAACACAGACCTTTTTTATGGGCAACGCCAATAATACTGACGTAGTCACTAGTTCAAGCGGTTTGCGTATTATCTCTAATAGTTCTGCATCAATTACAAATGGTGCGATTACACTTTTGCTATTGACGGGAAACACTTGGGTGTTTAGTGGCAACGCCTATTCTTCTGGAGGCCCGTATGGCGCTATTCATTCAGGAAACGTAACGCTATCCAGCGCCCTAGATCGCGTGCGTATTACTACAGTCAATGGCACTGACACCTTTGACGCAGGTTCCGTCAACATCCTATACGAGTGATGATCACCCACCACTTCAGCGACGGCCTATACGCCAAGGAGATGAAAGTCCCTGCTGGCGTAGCCATCCTGAAGCACACGCACGACTTTAGCCACCTGTCGATTTTGGCCAAAGGCAAGGTGGCGGTGCTGATGGGCGAAGAGATCGAGATCATCAGCGCCCCGGCGTGCATAGAGATTAAGGCTGGCCTGACGCACGGCGTCAAGGCCATAGACGATTGTGTTTGGTTTTGTATCCACGCTACCGACGAGAAAGACCCGTCGAAAGTGGATAATGTTTTGATGGGGGTTTGATATGCCTATAACCGCAGCACTTATTGGGGGCGGCGCGTCGTTGCTTGGTGGCCTGATGGGTGGCAGTTCTGCTCGCCGCGCTGCTGAAGCACAATCCCGCGCTACGATTGAGGCGGCGCGTATTGCTGCTGAAGAGGAGCGGTTTCGGCCAGTAGGCGTTACAACGCGCTTTGGGTCGTCGCAGTTCACTACCAGTCCTGAAGGCCGCGTTACAGGCGCAGGATATGAATTGTCCCCGGAGTTAAAGGCTTATCAGGATCGTCTGATGGCCTTAACAGGCATGGGGCTGACGCAAGCCGAAGCTGGTCAAGAGATGTTCCAGCCCTTGTTCGGCGCGGGGCAAAATTTGTTTGGCTTGGGCCAGCAGTATCTTGCTCAATCGCCCGAGCAGGCCGCGCAGCAGTACATGGCTCGGCAGCAGGACTTGCTGGCCCCCAGCCGTGAGCGCCAGTTTGCCGGACTGCAAAATCGTCTTTTTCAAACAGGTCGTGGTGGTCTTGCTGTTGGTGCCACTGGTGAGCGTCCTAGTGGCGCGGCGGGCCTTGGGGCGGCGTCGCCTGAGATGGAGGCGTACTACAACGCTATTGCTCAACAAGACGCTGAGTTGGCTGCCCGTGCTCAACAAGCGGGCATGGAGCAGACTAAATTTGGCGCTGGTCTGTTTGACGTTGGGGCGGGTCTAATTGGCCGTGGCTATTCAGGCCAGGTAGGCGCTTTGGCGCCTTACGAGGCTTATCTTGGCGGCGCGAAGGGGCTTGAGTCTCTTGGACAGCAGCCGTTGGCTCTTGGCCAGGAGATTGGTGCTCAAGGCAGAAACCGCGGATCTGCACAGGCGCTACTTACTGGTGGACTTGAGTCGGCGCGTGCTATGGCTGCGGCCAATGCGTACAACCCCTTTGCCTCTTTTCTAGTGGGCGCATCGCAGAACCCCGACGTGCGTAGAGGAATTGAGGCGTACCGACAGCCTTATATAAATGCAACAGAAGCCATCCGTCAATACGGCTCTGAAAATGTGTACGGATATGGCGGTGGTGGGCGCGTGCCAACAATAAGTAACCGCATCTTTGAGCTTTGATATTGTGAAAAATAGTATTGAGGGCTAATCATGGCTACAGACATCGTTGCATCTCTATTCGGCGTCACGCCGGAAATGTACCAGCAGCGTCAAATGGCGCAGGCTGATGAGCGGGCGCTGCAATACGCGCAGTTGACGCCTTTTCAACAAGCCAACTACGCCATCAGTCGTGGTGCTTATGGCCTTGCTGGCGCTCTGGGCGGTGCCTTGGGTGCTCAAGACCCGCAGTTGCAGTTGATCAGCCAGAGGAACGCTATCGCACGGCAGATTGATTACAACAACCCCGCGTCGATCATGGAAGGCCAACGCCTGTTAGCGCGTGTGGGGGACACGGTCGGCGCGCTACAGTTGGCTAACGTCGCCCGCGATCTGGAGTACAAGCAGGCGCAGACGACTCAAAGTCTGGCGGCGGCAGGCGCGTCTCGGGCGCAAGCTGCAAAAAGTCAAGCGGAAATCGATAAGATCGATCGTCAACAAAGGGCTTTTGCTCAATTGACGGGCGCAAAGCCGGCGGAGGCTGCTGCGCCGGCTGCTGTACCGGCTGCTGCTGCTGCGCCAGAAGCACAGCCTTTATATTCAATCAATGAGCAAAGTTTGGCTAATTTGCCCGGCGATGTTCAAAACTTAATTCAAATAAAACTTGAGGACGCGGCGCGTTTGCGTGCTGACACAACGGACCCACAAAGCGCAAGAGCAGCTCTCCGTCTTAGACAAGCGGAAATGCTTGAGGAGCAGGCCGCGAGGACGTTTCTTGCAAATAGACCCGACCTACGAAGACTTACTAGTGAAGAAAGCAAAGATGCTATCTCGCAACGAAAATTTAATAACCCGATTTATTACACTCTTTCGGATAGTCAGAGGGCGGCAGTTGATAAAGAATTTGACGCTGCGAGTGAAAAAGCACAGCTTGCACAAGCCAAGCAAAGTTTGGGCTTTCAATTTGCCCCTACCGCTGCTGCCACCGCCCCCGCTCCCGCTGCTGTTATCCCCGCTGCTGCCGCTGCGCCTGCCGCTGCTGCTTCAACGCGGGCTTCGATCAGCCAACAGATCGCCGCGCTAGAAAACAGGCGCAAACAGTTTTTGGCGCTTACGGAAATTCCCGACGCCAAAGCTGAAGCTGAAATACTCGGTGATCAAATCAAAGACTTGCGCGAGCAACTTAAACCAACTGAGATTGCTAAACTTGATCGCGAGATTGACCAATTCCGCGCTGAGGGCGTTCCTGATACAGATCCTCGCATCAAGACTCGTCTGGACAAGATTGCTAAACTCTCTACCCCAACTTCGGAGCGTTTTGGCACCGACCGAGAAGCTATTTCGAAGGAAAAGTTCTTTAAGCCGTTCGCAGAACTTACGCAAGCACAGGTGGCCGTTGTTAACGCAGAATTTGAAGAAAGACAAGGGAGAAAAGCCGAAAAAGGAGCGCCTAAGATTCTATTGCCCGGGCAGCCAGTTGAAGCAAAAGACTGGTTGAAGTTTGAAGAATATATTGAAAAACAACCAACTTTTAAACGGACTGCAAGCATTATTTCTGCCGCCCCCAGTGTTTTAAGAACAATTAAACAAGCAACATCAAATGATTTTGCTGCACGAGCATTGCCAGCAAGCATTGCCAGACTATTTGATGAGGGAACTTTGTCAAATCAGGATGTAAAAAATTACGCGATCACTGGTGGTCTTGGTGATCGGCTTGCTTCTCTTGCGAGTAATTTCTTTACCGGGACAGTTACGTCTGTAACAAAACAACAGGCAGAGCAATTCATGACTGCTATTTATCGTGGAGCGCTTTTGGATCAAAAGGACATATACATTGATCGAGCACGAAGACTTGGATATGCAGACTCTCCAAATTATTTGATAACCATCCAACAGCTTGATAAAGAGTTGGCAAAATTCCGTGAAGTGCAACCGGCGCCAGCTACTGGGGCAGGAACGGCTTCTGGAGCGGGTGGCAGGACTATGTCAAGGCAAGAAGAAGAGGCGCTTTTGCGTAGGTATGGCCAAAATCCAGGCCAAAACACGCGATAACTGGAGTATCCAATGGCTACCTATGAGCAAGTTCTAGAAGCATTGCGTCTTGCTGATGCGGCAGGAAATACTGAGGACGCAAAAAAACTGGCCGCCCTGGCTATTCAGATGCGCCCTAGAGATCTTGCTGATGTTCGTCCTGCTACCTCCTATGGAGAGGTTGGTCTTGAAGGATTGCGTCGAGTTGTTGCTGCCACCCCGAGTCTTGTAGCAGGTCTTGGGGGTATTGTGGGTCAAGGCCCGCTTGGGCAACCAGGATTAATGGATCTTATGGTAGGAAGGCCCACCCCAGAAGGCGGCCTGCTATCACCAGGGTTTCTACCAATGGAGTCTCGACCGACTCCTGGAGAAGCGTTTATACAGTCTCAACGAGGGACACAAAAAGCAATAACTGGTCTTTTGGGCGGCGGCAATATTCGACCAGCCACTGAAGGTCAAAAGTATTTTATGAGCTTTGTAGAAGGCGCCGCAGATCCCCTGAACTTGTTAGGCGGCGTTGGATTGTTTAAAAAAGGCGTTCAATCCTTAGCAGGCGGCATGGCTGGTGTTGGCGGTGAATTTGGGGGAGAAGTTGGAGGCCAGCTTGGTGGTGATGTTGGGTCAGTGCTTGGTGGTATTACTTTTTCTTTGCTCAGTGGGGCAGGAACGCTTAAAGGTGCTGAGGCTTTAGTCGATAAGATTCGCGGGGTTGGCAAAGTAGATGTTGCTGATCTTGCAAAAATGGAAGGTTTATCTAAAGCGCAAAATCTTGTGTCAATGGCAATCCAATCAGATCCTGATTTGCTTAGACGGGTCAATGAGATCCAAGAAAGAGTTAAGTTTATTACAGGGAAAGATGTTGGTGCTGGCGTAACAGGATTGGATAACACCGCAATTCGTACCACATTGACTGATCTAGCAAGTAAAGATTTGAAGTTCAGGGGAGATCTAACTGCTCTTTACGCCGATCTACAGAAGGCTGTTACTTCCAAGGCGCAGTCTATGTTTCCAAGTGGGCCTATGCAATTCCCATCGCAGATAAAGGCTCTTGAAGAAGTGCAGGTTGACTTTAATAAGAGGGTCAATGCTATCAACAATCAGTTGAGCAACATGACTGCCAACTTGAACCTGATGGGGACTACGGCTCCTGCTCAACTTGGTGGATCAATTCAAAACCTAGTTGTTGCACGAGAAAAAGCTGCTAGAGAGGCGCTGTCTCCTGATTACAACTCTGTTAAGCAACAGGCATCAGATCAAGGAGCGATCTTGCCTGCTCAGGATACCCAAGATCTGTTGAACACGGCTTTTGACCTGTTTAAACGAGATCCGTGGGGCCGTCAGTCTGATCTTCTCAAACTTGTTAATCAGCAATCGCAGAAGTTTAAAGAGCTTAGGACATCACGCTCTCCTGCTCCTACTGGTGAGACGCTCCCAGCTACAACAGCACCTGATCTGACTATTGGCCTTGACATCACTAGCCTTGATTCTTTGAAACGCCGCGTTGCAGCAGACATTCGTAATGTTCGTGATCCAGCCATCAAAGAAAAGTTGTATTTGCTTCAGCAACGTGTCGATGAGGCTTTAAACAAGGTTGAGACTGCAAGTGGTGGCGTTAATGTCAATCTAAGAGGTGAAAACATAACCTTTGGTGATGCCATTAAACAGCTTGACACTGAGTACTACACCAAAGTCGGTATCCCATTCAAAGACGCAGATGCCATTCAGCGCATCAATTCTCAAGAGTACGCTGAAAAAATTGCGCCTCAGATCGCATCATCTCCAACGGCCCTGTCCCAATTCTTGCGTGTTGCGGGAGATGAAGGTATGCCGTTGGCTGAAAAATCAATTATGTCTAGGCTGTATCATCAGTCGTTGACCAATGGACTAATTGACCACAACAAGCTAGAAAAACTGCTAACGCGTGACAGCAACAACGGCGGTTATAGCGACATATTGTCTATGACTCCAGGTCTTAGGGATCGACTGCAAGATAGCTCTATTCGCGCTCAGACCCTTGCTGCTGAAAAAATTGCACTTGATGATGCCGTATCAAACGAACGCATCCGTATTGGAACCAGCTTTCTTAGAGACTATGATTCTGGAGGAGTTGATCGCATAGCAGCCAGAATGACTGGAGCTGAGGGCAGAGGCTATACAAACAAACTGATGTCAGACATCAATAGATTGCCTGCTCAAGAGCAAACAAATGTCAAGATGGCGTTACGTAGCCAGTTAGTCTCGCAGATGCTTGACTCTGGGGATCCGTTTGCTTATCTACGGAAAAACCGATCTGCCTTCAACAGCATTTATACGCCACAAGAGATCGAGTCTATTACTGCTATGGCAGATGTTGCGAAGCTGTCTCGTAAGATCAATGTAGACAAGTTGCCTGTGAACAAGGCTGCGATGGCAGAGCAGACTACATTACAGCGTTTCTTTGGTGGCGCAAAACCGCAAGAAGTAAGCAATGTGCTTGTTAATGGCATCTACAGTGTCTTGCAAAAAGGCTATCGCATTTTGGGTCTGATTGGTCAAGCAAACATTGATGAGGCAACCAAAGAAGCTCAAAAGAGGCTTTTCATGGACCCTAGTGGAGTCGATGCCATTAGGAATGCTTCCATGAAACTGGTTACCAAAGATGGTAAAGAGATTGATTGGAAGAAAGAGATCCAAGGCCGAGATCTTCTCAACGCATCAAAGATGATTGGTTTGAATGTTCTGCGTACTGGGTACATTGGCGGCACGGTTGCACAGAGTCCCAGTCAAATCATTGAAACAAACGCAGAGCCGGTCTACATTTACGAGGAGTAACCCATGCTATCTCTAATTTCTACTCTCGGCGGGCTGCTGATCAGCGGCTTGCCCAAGCTGCTGGAGTACTTCCAGAACAAAGCCGATCAGAAGCACGAACTTGCTCTGGCCAAGATACAGACAGAGAAAGAACTGCAACTGGCCGCACAGGGCTTTGCTGCACAGCAAAAGATTGAGGAAATCCGCACCGATCAGGTGATGATGCAGACCGAGGCGCAGATGACCGAAGCGGCGCTCAAGCACGACGAGAAGGTGCTGGAAAAAGCGTCTCAGTGGGTTGCCAGTTACGTCGGCACTGTGCGCCCGACCGTGACGTACATCTTCGTGCTGGAGTTGGTCATAATCAACTTTTTCATGGCGCTGTATGTCTGGCATCACCCTGAGTTGATTAAGAGCGTAGACGACATCATCAAGTACTCCGACCTGATCTTCTCCAGCGACGAGATGGCGATGCTTGGCGGCATCATCGGGTTCTGGTTCGGATCGCGTCAATGGGGTAAGAAGTGAAACTGAGCAAAGCTGGCGCTGACCTGATGCACCAGTTTGAGGGGTACAGAACGCGCCCCTATCTATGCCCCGCGCACATCTGGACGATTGGCTATGGCCATGTGCTGTACCAAGACCAGATCAGGCTGCCAATGGCGCGTGTGCCGGATAAAGACATACCCATGATCCGCAAAGAGATGCCGCTCAAACCGGAGGACAATCGTGTCTGGAGTAAGCAAGAGATCGAGGAACTATTCGCGCAAGATGTCGCATCTTTTGAACGTGGTGTTCTACGACTTATTCCCGGCGTGGTTGGCCGTCAAAACGCTTTTGATGCTCTGGTCAGCATTTCCTACAATTTCGGGCTAGGCAACCTCCAGCGATCAACCATCCGTATGAAGGCCAATCGAGGCGAGTGGGAGGCTGCCGCAGAGGCGTTCATGCAGTGGACCAAGGGCGGCGGCAAGGAGTTGCCTGGACTCGTCAGGCGACGAAAGGCAGAGAGAGCGCTATTCCTCTCTTAAAACCGCTCTAAAGCCCTCTAAAGCGGCTTTAATGTCCAGTCGGAGTGTCTGTATCTCTTCTTCCTGAGAGCGCATCTTCTCGTGTGCGTCTTTGGCAAAGTTAACTAGATTTTCCTGGGTCCAGGTTGCGAAATCTGGCCCCTCCGTGAGACTTGGTTGGGACTTGTCTCTCTTCAGTGGTAAAACGATGCTCATTACCGCACTCTCTGAATCTTAGGACTGTTGTGTTTCGCTTCCTGGTGGACTTTACTACCGTCCAAACTCCGCAAATTGGGCACTTCATTTAGCGGCCTCCATCCGAATTTGCGCCATGTGTCTTGAATGTTGGTTGATGCAGCATTAGTGTATTTAAAATTTGGGTCTAAGATACGCGACTTCATAAAACCTCCTTGAGGATGATGGCTATCAAGACTCCTGCCATGCCGATTAGCAGTAACTTGCCTTTCAAGATTCTTTGGTCAATGTTGGGCATAGTCTTCCTTGTTCACATTTATGGTTGCATGGTGGGCACTTTGATGGGTCATAGGGTATGCTCCCCCAGTCGTTAAAAAGAGGCATCTCATCTGGCATAGATCGTATAGCCTCTGCTGCTGGACTGATCCATTGCCAGGAGCCATCTTTCCTGACTAACTTGTGCTTGCGCTCCTCGTCGTCTGCGATGTTTGCACACCTCATGCGCTGGATGTTGAGCAACTCTCTGGAAAATCCAATCACTTCTTGGTGTTTGCGCCACAGAGCAATGATTTGATCGTTTGTCATACGTCACCATTTTTCTTGATAAATTCAGCGCAATCTAACAGTGCTTCTATGCACATATCTAGATGTCTGTCAATGGCATCAGCTTCTGTCTTACAGATGTTAGAGCAAGACTCACATGCTGATTTCCACACAAATCGCGCATTATTTAAACCGATTGATTTTCTCTCTTTGTCGGTCAGCCGAACCCACCATAGATCAAATGTCATTTTCACTGTTCCCAATGTGTTTAAGCGCTTTATCCACCGCCTCAAGCGCTCGTTGCGTCTTGATCTCGTCAATGGGGAATGGCAGTGTTGCCATGTGCAGTGCGTCTTGCGCTAGTTGGAGTGCTTCGATGATCTTTTCTTTGCTCATGCTCTCCCCTTTGGATCCAACCATCTTTGCAGTAGGTTAGAAACAATCCATGCTCGCTGAATCTCATCCTTGGTTGCTGGTGTGCTTTTGACGGCTTGTAGCGCCTCCAGCGCCTGCTCCATCAGTTCTTTATCGGTCATGTATTCTTCTCCCGCAGTGCCGACTCAATGGCAATCCAACAATCTTCAAGGTCTTCCAACCCCTCAACAGCTTTCTGTAATTCCAAACGAGCAAGTCCCTGCCACTGGCGCTGTGGTGGGGTGGTGTCAGGTGTATGTGCCATTTCCTCGCTCCCATCAGCTTTGATGTCCCATACAGCGCCACATACGCAATTCAGCGTGTAAGCCACCGGCTCCTGCTCTGGCTGCGCCAGCCTCTCGCGCAAGGCGTCCATCGCCTCATCAATCTCCGCAGGCAGGCAGATTGCGTTTTCACCAATGCTTAGTTTGTTGATTTCCTCTAGCGCCTCCAGCGCCTGCTGCATTGCCTCACGGTCAGTCATTTCCTTTTCTCCTTCCTCTGCACACTCCTCTTGTGCATCGGCATCACAGGCATCTCTGTGGCGTAGTCTTGCGGTACGCCACCATAACTTGCGCCGTAAGATGCACTTGGTTCTATGCCAGCCTTGCGCTTCTCATTGACGATGCGGCTGGCCTGATACGCACTGCGTCTGGCCCTTTCCTGATCGCGCATATCAATCTGTGGCTTGTAGTTTTCCAAGTCAAACGGGTTGTTCATGGATCTGATTTTGAGTTATTTCAAGCGCATCAATGATCTGTTTGGCCTCATCTTTCGTAACATGGACGCTCATGGATCCATTGTGAGCATAGATAGATAGCAAAATTTTATTTTGCAACAATGACACGAACACGTTTGATATTCCGTCTTTAATTTTGATCTGATTGGTCATGATTTCTCCAGTTTGTAGTACCATTTTGAACCCCTGCGCTGGCAGGAAATGCCGTAACCGTTTTGACGCAACTCCGAGATGATGGAGTTGACGGCGCAGACATTGGCTTGCTTGATGATGTCCAGAGTGGTGAACTCACCACCCTGTGACAACAGTTCGGCAACACGGGCAAGTCGGTCTGACTTTTCAATGTTGGCGTAGTTCATGACTAGAAGGGGATTTCTGAATCCATGTCATCGAACCCAGACTTCTTAGCGCGTGGAGCCTCGTCAGTCTTCTTGGGGTCATTGATGTACGCCCAGCCGTCCCAGCCGCCCTCTTTGAGAGGGATGGTGTCCAGCTTGAGCATTGCCCCGTTTCGGGTCTCGATGATCGAGCCGATCCGCAGATAGCGTTTCTTGACCTCTCCAGCGGCGTTCTTGTACTCACCGACGATGGTGTTGATTTCTTTAAGGACTTTCGACATTCTTACTCTCCAATGATTTGTTTCAGGGATCGAACTTTCTCATCTAACTCAGCCAGGAACTTGATCACTTCCTGCTCTGCAACTCCAATCCACTCGTCATCTCTCTTGACCCTGTGGATAAACAGTTGAGCTTTTGTGGGCATCCTGGGGTCATAGACCACATAGTCGCACCATTGCCTGTCAGCGCACCGCATCTGCCACTGCATTTGGGCAAAGTACTTGCCCTCTACAGGATTTTTGGACAGCCAGCACTCCAGAGCAGTCTTAGACTCTGGGCACTTGATCTCGACCATGCCGCCCTCAACAAGGCCGTCAGGAGAGGCTCCAGACATCGCAATCGTTGGGTGATGGATAAACCCCACCTCCTCGACTAAAACGCCTCTATGGGCCTCGTATGCGGCTCTAGCGTTGGGTTCCTGGTCAATGCCCCACTGAAGCGCTGGATTGGTGTAGCCTTCTGCCTTCTGACCTGTCATGCGCTCAAGTAGCAACTGCGTCATGTAGTTGGCTCGATGCTCTGAATAGCCGGTCTTAGTCTTAGCCATGACCTTGTGCAGACTGCTGGCCGTGACTTTGCCCATTCTTTGCTGGTGCCATGCAGTAGTTCGTTGCTCAGTCATTGATCCCTCACTTTCAGCATGGCATCTGCCATTGAGTAGGCAGCGATGGCTGTCTGCTCATTGCTCATGTCCATGCGCCAATCTAAGTCAGAGGTATAAGCCTGCATCGCCTTGGCCGCGAAGTAATCTCGCAGCGTCATGCCTTGCGGCTCGCTCTCAAATGTTTCGCCATCAGCGTTAACGTAACTTTGAACGGGGAACGCTGGGCCGCTTGTGTCTTTAGTCATGGATTTCTACCTTTTGGTTTAGCATGGGCGAAATAGACATTCGCAGGTCAAACGACGCCATGTATGCCCTACCTCGGTCTTCCTTTGCGTCGTTCATCATCTGTACAAAATTAGGGTGCTTCAGGACTGCCTCTAGGTGCATGGCAAGCAGACGGTCAATCACTTCTTGGGCCTCAATCAGTGTTTTGAGCTTCATTTTGCTGCTCCTGCTGCGGCCTTAAGGGAGGCTTGGTGTTTGACCCAGCACCGGGACTTGGCCGGTGATGTTGGAATGGCCTTAAAAGCCTCCTGGAGCGCTTCTATGCCGTTCAGAGAGGCATCCCTGAGCGACTCCATGTACTGAGCCTCAAAAGCCTCATCTTCATCGTCTGTAGGAGATTTCTCACCTTCTGGCAGGTCTTCTCCGGCATAGATGTACAGACCAAGACCATGCAATCCCAGAGCCTTGGTCATGCAGCGCATAATGGCTGTATTGACCGCGAAGGCGTCCGGGTTAGGCATAGCTTTGTTCCGATGATCCATGACGGGTAGTTGGCAGGTCATTGGCTTGCCAAACATGGTCACCGTAACCCATACCATAGCCGTCCCGCCTGGGAGCGTCATGAAGGGTTCTTCTGTGTACTGATCGCGTTTGAAGGTTTCTACCTTGAAGGTAGCCGCTGGATCAGCTTTGAGGGCTTCTGCCCAGGCCCAAGCCCAGGACAGGTAAGTCAGATTTGACTTCTTCTCTGTTCGCTCATTGACATTCATCTTGAGCAGCTTCTCTACACTCATCATCTTCTCCTAAAAAGACCCCGACGGGATGTCAGGGCATGGGACTGGATTGTACAGTTCTCTTAACACCGCACAAGATCTTTTTATAGGGACTTACACTTAGTCCATCTCCACCGCTCCCAAGTTGTGATCTCGCAATCCAACCAGTAGAGCTTCTGGCCGGTGATCTTGATTTGGTGGGTGCGGATCTTCTGCATCGCTTTCATGTGGATCTGACGGGCGCGTTCTTTACCGCAGTCAAGTTCCTGCGCTGCTTCTTCGAGGGTGCAGCCATCATGTTCAATCAACTTGATGGCTAGCATCTCTCGGTCTGTCAGTGGACAGCCCTCCAAAATCTTGAACAGCAGATCGCGGTTCTCCACCGGCTCCATGTCGGTGACCAAATCGAAAGACCAGTTGTACCTGGGTAGTTCTGGTAGCTCGTCATCGCGCGAATACCAAAGCCGTTTGACTTCGCTTGGCATCTCTGCGGTCATGAGCTTGCCGTATAGGGGTGATGCTTTGCCTGTGTTTGCCATGAGTACATTGTATAGAATTCTAAACACCAACCATAGGTGATTACCCCAGCTTGACGGTATAGACAACTAATCAATGTCAAGTACAATGCTTGGATGACCAAAGAAGAAGCGATCAAGAGAGCAGGTAGCCAGAGCAACCTGGCTCGTCTGCTGGGCATCTCCAGGGGAGCAGTGAACCAGTGGACACATCTCCCGAAGGGACGGTTGTATCAGCTTATGGTCTTAAAACCCGACTGGTTTGTAGTGGCATTGACAAACGAAAAAACTTGACTATGATTGAACTCGTTGTCGTAGCGGACAGCAAGTCAAGGCCGTTTAAGTCTATCCCTGGCCCCGGAATCTCCGGGGTTCCGCTACCGGGGATAGAACTTAAGCGGCTTTTTTGTTGCCCGTCCGACATCCGTACTCCGCACGTAGTAGGGGCCGCAAGTGGGGCTGCTCGGAAGAAAACCGCGACACGGTATGCGAAAGCTAGGGGGCAGTTCCCGAATAATCCGTGCGGCTGGTCGAATCATCAAGCCGAGGGGCATACGGTGGGAATCCGTAGCATGATGATCCTGCATAGCAGGGGTGAAGCACCTTCCCTCTCTATCCCTTCAGTGGGGTAGGGGGGTCTTTGGGTGAAATTATCTTAACTGGAGATTAATCATGAAAAGAGTTCTAGCATCACTGATGATTGCATTGATTACAACAGGCGCATGGGCTGCGTGTTCAACGCATACCTACTACGCTAACGGCAGGACAGTTACTTGCACGACTTGCTGCTACGGATCGAACTGCACGACGA